CCAAGCGCGAGCAGATCCTGAGCGCTATCAAGACGGCACTTACCGGCACCACTGGCGTCGGCACACGGATCTACCGCAGCAGAGTGGAACCCTTGGCCAGACAGGAAAGCCCGGCCATTGTTATCGAGCCGGTGAGCGATACAGCCGAGCAGAACACCAGCTTGCCCACGCTGGACTGGAGCCTGACGGTGCGCGTTGCGGTGATCGTGCGCGGCAACGTGCCGGATCAGCAGGCTGATGCCACTGTGGAATCACTGCACAGCAAGATCTGCGCAGATCTGACGCTGGGTGGCTATGCGATTGATGTGCAGCCGCAAACCGTTGAGTTTGAGCTGATAGAAGCCGATCAACCCGCCGGCGTAATTTCTTGCCTGTACGTTGTGCGTTATCGCACTTCAGTGGCAAACTTGGCTAGTTAGCACGGGCTACTATGGCAAATGAATACCATGGGCAAGGCGGCTCATACCTGCTGAACCCCAAGACCGGCAAAGTGCAGCTAGTCCAGCGAACACAGCCGGCCCAACCCTCACAACCTTCCTTTGAGGATCTGAGCGATGAGCCTTCTGTCTCGGAAGCGGCTACTGCGAGCAAAGATTGAGTCCACTTACGGCCAGGATTCAACACCGATCGGCAGCGACGCCGTGCTGGTGCGCAGCCTTGAAATCACACCTCTCAACTCTGACGTTGTAGAGCGTGAGCTGGTCCGCCCTTATTTGGGCAACTTTGAGCAGCTGCTGGCAAACCAGCATGTAGAGCTGACTTTTGAGGTTGAGCTTGCCGGCTCCGGCACTGCTGGCACTGCACCTGCATGGGGACCAATCTTCCGGTCTTGCGGCATGGGTGAAACCATCGTCGCAAGCACCAGCGTCACCTATGCACCGGTTAGCACTGGCTTCGAAAGCTGCACCATCTATTTCGATAATGATGGCATTCTTCACAAGGTGACTGGTTGCCGCGGCACTTATTCGGTTACTTGCGAAGTGAATGCTATCCCGGTGATTTCATTCACCATGATGGGCATTTACAACGCACCTACCGACACCGCACTGCCAACGGCCACCTACAACGACCAAGCTTCGCCGCTGCTGTTCCGCACTGGCAATACAAGCAGCTTCTCAATCTTTGGTTACAGCGGCATTTTGCAGTCGTTTAGCCTTGATATCGCTAACGAAAACATCTACCGCGAGCTGATCGGCGGCACTAAAGAGGTGCTGATCACCGACCGCAAGCCTGCTGGTGAGGTAATTGTGGAAGCTGTCAGCCTGGCAACCCACGACTTCTTCACGGACGCAACCGGCACCAGCACTGGCGGCCTGTCATTTACACATGGCACGACCGCTGGCAACATTGTGGCATTCAGCTCGCCGCAGACTGACTTGGGCGCTCCGGCGTATTCGGATCAGGATGGCATTCAAATGATCACCCTGCCCTACACGTCAACCCCCACGACAGCCGGCAACGACGAACTGAGCTTTGTCCTGACCTGATCGCATGTCATTTGTCCTCAAGCAATCGGCCACCTACACCTGGCCGATCACGCTGATTCTTCCGGTTGACGGCGGTCGGCGTGAAAAACACACCTTTGATGGTGAGTTCAAACGCTTGCCCCAGTCCCGCATTAACGAGATTGTGAGGCAAGCGCGCGCTATGGAGCGTGGCCGATTGGGCGAGGATGAAGGCTTAGAGGATCAGGATGCTGCCAAGGAGATAATGGTTGGCTGGTCTGGTGTTGTGGACGATGACGGGAAAGAAATCCCGTTTAGTGAAAGCAACCTAAACCAGCTGCTTGAGATTCCGACCATTGCCGGGCAAATTGTTCGAGCATGGTTTGAAAGCCTTGAAGTGGCCAAACGAAAAAACTGACAGGGGCCGTCGACCATTGGTACAAAGGCGACGGCGGCCAGAATGATGAGTTACGCCAAGATGCTGCCCGTCTTGGCGTGATTCTTCCTGATGAGGTTTTTGAGCCTCAAAACTATGAGGTATGGCCCGAGCATGTTGAGGCCGTGCGGATGTTCCTGCGTTGCCAAACGCAATGGCGTGCTGGCCCCAATGGTGTGCTGGGATTGGATTACGGCGTGGTGTTGCAGCTGTGTGGGGTTTATGCTGTGGAAGACGCTCGGCAGCTGCTAGACGATCTGCAAGTGATGGAGTCTCACGCACTGCAACTGATTGCTGAGGCTGCTGAACGCCAGCAGAAGGCCGCCAAGCGCAAAGCTAGGAGGTGATGCCATGGCAATGAACCTAAACAGTGTTCTGCGCATCACGGCAGAAGTCACCGGCTTAGGCAGCCTCACCAAGCTTGAGGGTGCGATAGAAGGCACTGAAAAAGCAGCGCGCAAAGCTGGCGAGGCATTTAAGGCCGTTGTTAAAAGCGAGGCTTTCCAAGTGGCTGCAGTTGCTGCGGCTGGGCTTGGGGCAGCTATTGCATTGAGCACAAAAGCGGCGATTGATTTTGAGTCGTCCATGTCGGACGTTCGCAAGGTTGTCTCTGGACTGGAAACACCAGAAGCTTTTGCTGAAATCAGCTCCGAAATCATGGAGCTATCCAGTCAAATGCCGATTGCGGCCAAAGGCTTTGCTGAAATTTACGCAGCTGCCGGTCAGGCTGGCATTGCACGCGAAGACTTAAAGGAATTTGCCACGCAGGTTGCCCAGACCGCTGTTGCGTTTGATATGACCGCCGAGCAGGCCGGCACTGCAATGGCAAAGATCAAAACAGCGCTGGGATTGAGCTTGCCAGAGCTTGGAGACTTGACTGATGCAATGAACCATCTGAGCAATAACACTGCATCATCTGCATCTGAGATTGTTGATTTCACCTTGCGCGCTGGTCAGGCTGGCAAGTCTGCTGGCTTATCGGCTGAGCAAACCGCTGCTTTTGGCGCCGCAATGATTGCGGCGGGAGCCGAGTCGAATGTCGCCGCAACTAGTTTCAATAACATGGTTAAAGCATTGTCACGCGGTCCAAGCATGACAGAGCGCCAAGTTGATGCGCTGGATCGTCTTGGTTATGCGCAAAGTGATGCAGTTACCAATGAGGCAAGATATACGCAGGAGGTACAACAGCAATCGCAAGCGCGCATTGAAGCTGCACGCAACGAAACCGATCAGCTTGCTAAGGAGCTAAATCGACGCTTCAGAGATCAGATGCAAAGCATCCGCGACAACTTTGAAGATGAGTCGTCTGCCTATGAAGATGCAGTCAACGATAGAGTTGACCAGCAAATTAAAGGTTTGCAGCGTGAGCAGCAAGCTGCTTTAGAAGCAGCCCGCCAACGTCAAGAGGCAAGTGGTCAAACGAATCAGCAAGAGATTTACCAAATACAAGATCTCTACGAATCGCGCATCGACGCATTGCGCGATGCCGCTAGCAACGAATTAAAAGAACGCCGCCGAGCTGATCGGGACAGATTGCAAGCAGTGCAAGATGATTTAGACGATCGCAAAGATCTCGAACTTGCTGGACTGGAATCAAATTACAAGGAGATTGAGACGCGCGAAAAGGCGCTAATGCAGTCGCGGGTTGCCGAAATTAAAGCGGCAGCACAAGCTGGATCAACAGCCGCAGCCGAAGCATTGGCTAAAGGCTTACAAGAGGATGCCATTGGCACCATCACAGACGTATTCAATCGAATCAAGGAACTGCCAAAAGAGGCCCAGCTATCTGTTATTAGCGATCTGTTTGGCGATGAGGCCAAGGCTATTCTGCCTCTAATTAACAACACCGAGCTCCTTGAGAAGGCCATGGGTTTAGTGGGGGATGAAAGCCAATATGCTGGCTCTACGTTGGAAGAATTTTTAACGAGATCAGCCACAACAGCAAACCAGCTTCAGCTTGCTAACAACAATCTACAAAATCTTTCAATTACATTCGGCCAAAGCTTTGCCCCTGCCCTTGGCGCTGTGATGCAAGCATTGGCACCAATCCTTCAAGCCTTTACTTGGATGGTGACAAATATCCCTGGCCTTGGTCCGGTGCTCGCGATCTTAACTGCTGCATTTGTGGCCTTGGTTGCTGCATTGCCTGTCGCTGCGTCAATCGTGACATTGCTTGGTGCAGTGGGCGGCCTGTCTGGAATACTTGCAACCATTGCCGGCACCCTTGGCGTCGTTGGTCCGATTATTGCCGGTTTTGCTGCAACCTTAGCCGGTTGGGCTGGTGCGATTGGGCCAATCATTGGCGCCCTTGGCACATTGGGTCAGTTGTTGATTGCCGTCTTTACTGGCCCTGTTGGATGGGTAACGCTAGCAGTTGCCGCAGGTGTGGCTATCTACGCATTCCGCGATCAGATCGGTGCAGCGTTTCAAGCCATTGGCCAATTCATCGCTGATGCTGCGATGGGTTTCAAAACCGTGTTCATCGATCCGGTCATTCAGCTTGGCCAGCAGGTGATTGATTTTTATGTGCAAACCTGGTCTGGCATTTTTAATTTTTTGAAGCAACCATTTGAGCAAGGCATTGAATGGATTAAGCAGAATTTCATCAAACCCATACAAGATGCCATCAGCGGCATCATCGATTCGATCAAAGGCGCATGGGCCGGGCTTGGCCAGGCATTGTCGTCTCCGTTTGAGGTTGCCGCAACAACAATCCGCGGCGTGCTCAACACTGTTATCAGTGGCATTGAAACCACGATCAACGGCGTGATCAATGCGATCAACAATCTGATTCAAGGCGCCAACAACGTCGCATCTACCGTTGGCCTACCCAGCATTCCAACACTGCAAAGCGTCAGCCTGCCCCGCTTCGCTGATGGTGGAGTCGTCACCGGGCCAACCATGGCGCTAGTGGGTGAAGGTGGCGAGCCTGAATACATCGTGCCGCAATCCAAGGCTGGCGCATTTGCTGCCAACTGGATGGCCGGTGTGCGTGGTGCTGCCGCCATCCCGCGGTTTGCCGAGGGTGGCGTGGTAGTCCCAGCATCGGCCAACGTCAACATTCAGACCGGGCCCGTCACCCAGATGAACGGCACCAACTACGTCACCACGCAAGATCTGAGCCGTGCAGTGCAGGCTGGCGTGAATCAAACGCTCAGCTTGATTGCAGGTGATGGCAGCGTGCGCCGTCAGCTGGGGATGGCGTGATGGCTCAATACGACCTGCTTTGCTTTCTTGAGTATTACGCTGACCGTACCAGCGTGTACGACGCCAGCAGCGGCAAACGCGCGCCGACGCGGCGGTGGCAAAACTTCTATCAAGTGCCGCAGGATTTATCAGTGGTTGATTCTGATGTACAGGGTACGTTTGTCTACATCCCGTTTACAGCCTCAGGTTTCACGCTTAGACCTGCCACAAGCATCGGCGAGTTGTCGATTGAGATTGCAGCAACTGGCGACA